GGCAGTCTTGGGTCTCAAGATAGACGATGACTTACAGAAGTGCTCTCGTTACGAATTGTGCCAACGAGTCGAGAAGGAGTTCGGCCTCAAGGAAGGAGAGTTCTGGAACCTCCATAGCACTCAGAAGATTCGCTTTGCCGTGCAGAGCGTCAGGAACATGAAAGGTCCATCCAAGTTTGAAATGGGGTATTGATATGCTGGACATCAGACCCAATGAAATTGTCAGAGAGGTAACGGCTTCTGATATCTCTTTCGATGTCATGCCTTTGCTAGGTGGTGTCATGATTTCCATTCTCTTTGTCGCAGGTTACTGGGATGTGTTGGCTATGAAAGCGCACACCCAAGGTGACTGATGTTGCTGTCTATCTTCCAAGGCTTGTGGGCTTGGTCTCGCTTCCGCCCTTAGTCTATTTTGATATGGGCTGTGAGGGAGGAGGGGAAGAAGAGTGCTGTAGAACCACAGAAGCAAAGAAAATGAAGACTTTGTTCCTCCCTCACGATGCCGCGCCCGCTCTTGTCTTCTCCAAGACACCCAGACTTATTACTCTTCCTCGGTTTTATTGTCTCTCTTAATAAATGTCCGAGTATTCAATAAAGAGAAGACTGCTCTATCGAGAGCAGTATAGAACAACCCTAGGCCCACAAGTGCCCAGCAACCGAAGCAGAGATTAGCCAACAAGGTTTCCATTGTCTTCCCTCATTGCCATGATATCATCTATCCTCAGAATAGCAGTGGCTACTTCAGTCGCGCTGCTGATGACTTGCTTCACCAGAGACTCTGGCTCAACCACTCCCTTCTCTAGTGTGTTGCATATCTCACCGACTCCTCTATCGTCTATGTACAGTCCGACACCGTCCTCAGCCGACCTAAGTTCCATGACCACGTCTAGTGGGTCCATGCCTGCGTTGTTCGCTATCGCTGCTGGTATAATCTCTAGAGCGTCTGCGTATGCCTCGAGACACATCCTCTCTCTCGCTGTCATGTTGGGCCTTGTGGCTGCATGCTCCCTCACAGTCATGGATGCCGCTGAGAAAGAGGCACCGCCACCGGGGAAACCCTTCCCTCCGTCACTCATGGCCAGACAGGTGACGCCAATGGCGTCGTCGAATGCTCTCTCGTATTCCTCTATGGTCTGTCTGGTGGCACCTCTGACTACTAGGCACGTAGCCTCACCACTACCTGATACGGTGATGAAATCCAAGTCACCTATCCTCTCTTGCTTGACGGATGCGTCTGTTGCCATGATGGGCTCATCAACATCAGTCACTCTGTGGTAGATGGGAACGTCCAACAATCTGGACAAGCCTTCCATATCGCTTTGCTGCAAACGTGTGACTAGCGGGATGCCGTGTTGGGAGAGGTAGTGTGCTACTGCCTCATGCACGCTGTCCCTCACGAAGACAACACCGTCTGGCCCTACTGCACCTGCCACCATGGAAGCGACCTCGCTCAGCATGTTCAGTTCCTGTTGCTTCAACTCGTGCAACTGCTGCATGTTCTCGACTTGCATCTGCACTTCCTTGATGTCGTACCCCTCTAGTCCTCCGTTGAGTAGTAGGATGTTGATGTTGCCTTCCACTGACTTGTCCTCTACCTCATTGGCGAACTCCTTGTTGATGACAAGCCCGTCTTGGACGTAGGAGTCTGACAGTGCACCACCTGCTTGTGTGATGACAGTGATGTGGTCCAGATTGCCTGCGGCCTTCTCGCACGCCTTCAAGCACAACTCAGCAGCGTAATCCAAGTCGCTCTCTGCAGCCTTACCTCGTAGTGCGGTCTTGGCTGCGTCTAGAATCTCGATGTCCTGAGATTCGAGGTGCTCTAGTGCTAGGTTCTTACCCTCTTGGAAGGACCTGATGAGCACACGTGGGTGTATGCCTCTCATCAATAGTCCTTGACTGAGAGCCAGCATCTGGCCCGCTGTCACAACGACGCTGGTAGTGCCGTCTTTGCACACTGCCTCTTGCGTCTTGCTTGCTTCCACCATCATCTGTGCACCGGGGTGTGCGATGTCCAGTTCTCTCAGGACAGTGACACCGTCATTAGTCACAGTGTGGTGGCTGCCATTCGTCAGCAACTTGTCCATACCTGCTGGACCTAGGGTAGACCTTACGGTCTCAGCCACGTTCATGGCTGCCTTTATGTTGCTCATTTGTGCTTCTCTTCCGCTTTGCTTTTCTTGCTCACTCATTGTTTGCTTCCTCCATTAATTGGATGAATAGTGCGTCGGGGTCGACATTGAGGTACTCACACATGGTAATGTAGAAAGTCTGAAAGAAACCTGCAGGAGCGTCTTCTAGTAGGTTCACCATATCACCTCTATGTCATCTATAACTCCGGTCTCAGGGTTCCTGTTCTTGACGAAGCCTTCCTGCTGTCCGTGCATCCACATGTCGTAGACCAACTGGCAGTCTTTCAGGCAGTACTCTGCGACCTCTATGTGCTTGCCCTCTCTCCACATCTTAGGGGCATCTTCTGACTTCTGCGTCTTACCCACACCGAGTGTGTGTTTGCATACATCATCGAGGTGATGCGCGTATGAGGTGACAGAGCGGAGAAGAGCAGAGGTGTCTACTACTAACTCATTGTTCCTCATCAGGTGACCTGCATAGAAGCAATCGAGAGCGTCTCTCAATACGGGCAGGTCGAAACCCATGAGGTTGTGCCCCACTATCTTCCCGCCAGAGTCAATGTGCTTTTCCAGATGCTCTCCTAGGGTCTTGGCGTTGAGAGTGTGGCATGTGCTGTCATTGACATCAATGTCTTCCTTGGAGAAGACGTGTCCTTCTTTCCCATCCCATGTGCAAACTACCGTAGGCTCGAAGAGGTGGGTGTTGGCCCACCCTCCTATCTCCCAAGAGTAGTTCCCAGTCTCGATATCCAACGCCATTATACTTGTCATTCTTTTTCGCTCCATCTAATGTAAGGCACGCCGCCCATCTTCGTTTCCTTGAAGGAGGCTCTTATATCGTTGTAGTGTTTGTAGACCACAGGCTGACTGCGGTCAGCCAGACGACCGTAGGCTTTGATGATGTCCTTCTTCAAGTACCATCCGTCACCACGGTGGTCACCTAGGTCGACTGAGGCGCACGCTGCCATGGCTTGCTTCCATGCTTCCGTCTTTGCTAGTTTGGCTGCTTTTGTAGCACCCAGTTCCAAGTCACTCTCTAGCCATATGATGAGACGCTCGTAGACGTCGTACAGTATTTCCATAGCCATGTCAATGTGGTCACCCGTGACCACCCACTTGGCTGCAGGGTCATACATTCCTGATGCTCGTCTGTCATTCATCTCCACTAGGAGAAGATGAGTTGCTAGGATATTGAGATAGTTCTCGATGTTTGGCATGAAGGACAGCACCACGTCACTGAGTTTGGCATCCATGCCAGTCACCAGATGATAGAACTCATCGACTGCCAACTCCACTGCTGGGTCGAAGTCCTTGCTCTTCTCGAACATGGAGAGAGCAGCGTCCCTGACTATCCTTTCTCTCTCTGCACGCTCTTCCTTGACGTTCGGGTCTAGGTCGTGCCACATCTTCATGTTGATGTCAGAGCAGGCCACCAGATGCTCCATGACTAGGCTCTGCACCTCAACGAAATGCTCTGCGATGTCCTCTGTGGACATCACCTCGTCCATCTGGTCTGACCAGACACCGCTCATCCTGCGCTTGGAGACCTGCATTCTCATGTTGTTGTCCCAAGGAGCGTAGTACAATAGCACTCTCTGGAACAATCCCTTTGTCAGCACGTACTCCTTCACACCTGCAGGAGGGAAGGTGGTAATCCAGAAGGACACACGAGACTCAGTCTCAATCTTTCCGTCCTTCATGTGCTTGGTGAGTGTGTTACTGTGGCTACCAATGGGGTTCATGGCTTGTTGTAGATAGAGTATGACCTCTTGAAAGAACTGCTTCGGGCTAGGCTGTAGCAAGATGCTACCCTCGTCAAAGTTGAGTAGTTTGTTCCCATTCAGCAGACCGGGCACCTCTTCTGTGTAGTAGTTCCCATCCTCATCTTTGTGAGTCTTGAACGAACCAATCAGACCAGCGTCAGTCCCAGAGGTGAAGATGTCAGCATCAATGCCTGCGTGCCTAGCAATCTCACCAATGAATTCCCACGCTATCGACTTACCAGAACGAGTGGGTTGAATCCAGAACACATGGAACCTAGGGTCTAGGTAACTAGCCCAGACTGGTATTCGTATGTAGTCAGCGACTGCTTGTCCTTGTAGAAAGAAGAAGGACAGGATTGCTGGTGTCTCATTGAAGAATGATGTCTTCCTGTATCTCTCTACGTAATGTCTCAGTATAGGGTACTTCTGTACGGCGGTATAATCTTCCCAAGTTCTTGCCATACCACCTCGTACATTGACCAGTCTATAAACAAATCTATGCTATCGGAAAAGAATAACGTAAGAATCTCAAGAAGAACGGCGCTCGATTCGCACCGGGTCCTCGCTTGTGAGAGCCTCGATGACTCTGTTTCTGAGCACCTTACCCATCCTCTTCACTCCCTTGAGACATTCGCCACAGGCTGCCTCTTCCAGACTCCCGCACTCCGAGATGATATTGTCCACCATCTCGTCACCCACACCGGGGATGGTACGGAGCATGTCGACCCTTACATCGTTGCTAGATACTCTCTTAATCGCTTGAGCACCATGCCTGCTTGCGCTCTTGTAGGTCTTTTGATGCAAGCCTACCATGAAGTACGACGCTTCCATGAGGTCGGGGGCTCGGTAGGTCAGACAACCGAAGTCGGCTGCTATGCGTGCCAGCCCCCCTGATACTTGCTTGACCGCTGCGCTGTAATTGGTGGTGCCACCACGTGCTTTCACCTGCTTGACGTATGCACCCACATCACCCCACACTAGGATGCCGAATTGCGGTACGTTCGCATCAAGGTTATCCAACTGCCTCATGATGTGTCCAGACCGGAGGGACTCTAGGAAGTCGCTGATAGTCTTCGCTTCTATGTGCCATTGACCACACAGGTAATCACCTACAATGAGGTGCTCTCTCTTGGTTGGCACAGGTGGTTTCTTTTCCATGGCCTTGCGAACTATCGAGTCAGGCAAGGCCCCTCTCTCATTGCTGTCGATTATCAGAGGCTTCATAGTGACCCCGTCCCATCCCATAACTGGCACCTGCCTAGGCAGAGACCACCGGACTCCAGAGATGCACAGTGCTGGTGGTATCCCCCATTGACTATGGTGGACACGTGGTATCGTGTCACTCCCTCATCGTAGTCTGCCCACTGCAATGTGTGGAGATACTGAGATATCAATTCAGCGTGCTCATTGCGAGCCTCTGGTGTGGTTCTCTCGACCGGCAGGAAGTTCCTGAGTCTGGATGCTAGGTAAATCACCAGTGACTTGCGTGCATCGTGTGGAGGGTTGCTCCCCACTTGACATGCAGCCTCTACCAGACACGGTAGTATCTTGATGCCGTTCATCTCTACTGTATCGAATTCCAACGCTGGCCCGGAGGAGGTGAAGCGTGTGTTCTTGACTTGCTCGATAGGCAAGTCCACCCCGTTGATGCCGTACATGTACTGTCCTCGTCGGTGACGCTCTGCTCTCTCACAGATGTCATCCCAAGACCACTCAAGGAGTTCCTCGCTCTTCAGTGGTATGCTCCAACGCCCAACGTGTTGCTTGGCGTTGTAGGAGTTGGGTATGCGTATGAGTCTGGCCATGTCGAAGGGCACTGTGGGGTCCATGCAGGTCAAGTCCAAGGCATCCTTCCAACTGTTGATGACCTTCCTGCCTGCTGCTTTGATGAGTGAGACCTCGCTCCCCGTGGAGGGGCGATGGGTCTTGGAGAGTTTAATCCAGATGTGGAAGCCGTTGCCGCTGAACCATACCGCATGATGCACGTCCTTGTCCATGAGCATTTGATGTGCCCTCCTGACTTGGTTGAGAACCTCGTCACCAGACACGTCGATTACCAGACCTGCCTTCCTCGCTTTCCTATCGAAGTCCAACACGAAGTGTCGAACGATGGCAGTGTTGTACTCCCCTCTCTTCCCACTGGGCTTTACTGCCCTGAACCCATACACACTCGTGTAAGCACACTGACTGTTGCGTAGTGAGGACCAGTAGGTTTCCAACTCCTTCGGAGTATGCACTACCTTCCTGAACAGACCAGCCTCTCGGGGGAAGTCAAATTCTATGATGTTCATTCTCTTTCACCCAACCTGAATTCTTGACAAGCACTCACACATGCGAAGTACAGTTCGTTGACTGTCGTAGGGCTGAGGTCCTTTGGTATCCTAATGTCCAAGGAATCCCCAATCGGCACTGGGTCTATCAGTAGTCCTTTGGGGATATCGTCAGAGAAATGCATGAATACATTGTCATTCTTGAACCTCTTTCTCAAAGAGACTACCATCGCTTGCCGCAATTGGTCCTTAGCCTCCCACCTGATTTCTTCTAACGCGGTGAGTAAGTCTTCGTCCATCACATCCACCCGAATATTTTCAACGCTATCAGTGAAGACAGTATGATGTTCACTACTGCTGCTATCGTTCGCCAGAAGGCCAACTCTGCGAAGTGTTTCTGACTCCAGTGCTCTAACTCATCACTCATGCTTCCACCTTAAACTTCGGACAGAGGTCCATGTAATCACAGTAGGAACACTTGAAGTCGTCCTTAGTGACAGGGAACTCTTGGTCCACGTACATGCGTAGCAGTTTGTTCAACGATGTCTGCATAGCACGCTCACTCACTCTCTTCACTGGCTCGTAGTCAAGCCTGTCTGCGGCGCTGTACCGCCAGCCCCAGTGAGTGACAATCTTGTCATTGAGTCCTACCGCTTTCAATTCATCTTCAGTAGACAGTTCGATGAGCATCTTGTAGTATGCCATCTCCATTCTCATGGCAGACAGTTTCCTTGGGTGCCACTTCCCTGTCTTCAACTCCATCAAGGCCAGACCGTTCTCACCTTCACTGAAAATTCGGTCAATGATACCTACTAGTTGCACTTTTACTTCCCTGTCATCTACGTGGAATGTGGCTCTCGGTGAGAGTTTCACCTCGTTTGCTACAGGCAAGAAATACTCTGCCTCGGTGAGAGACAGCCTGAGTATCTCATTCCGAAGCAACCATGTGATGTTATGGTCATACTCCAACTCATAGAAGGGCTCGTCCTTTGAGGAGTCCCTTCTCATACCGATGACCTCGTCACGGCTAGGGAGATACGTCTTGAGTTGCTCCATCACCAAGCGGTCCTTCCCCTCCTCTGCCGCTTCTTTCAATAGTGGGATATTGTCAGCATCTATGTTGTGATAGAACGCTTCCATGCTCTGATGCACATCGTCACCTATCACTAGGTAATCATGCTGCAATTGCGGGACCTCATGAGTCTTTGACAACCACAGTTGCTTGGGGCACCACTTACTGGCAGTAAGTGTGGATTTGCTCACTCTGATTACGATGTCCTCTTCTCCCATCTTGGGTGCCCAAGCATAGGATGATTGGTCATCATAGACCAGAGTCAAACCCATTACTTCTCACCGTCCTCTAGTGCTACTATGAGAAGCGCGAGGTAACCGATGAGGTCATGATAGATGTCGAGGTCTGTCTCGATACCCTCACTACCACGTGCCAGTCGAGACAACTTGTCATCTATCCGTATCCTAATCATGTCAGCAGCGTCGTCCCCACCCTTGTAGAACAGCCTCATTGGGTCGAGAGCGCTATCGCCATACTTCTCGTTCTTCTCACGAAGCAGGTGAGCCACCCGCCAAAGTACAGCGTCAGTGGGTATTTGCTGTTCTTCTGACACCGAACTCCTCCAAGGTGGTCTGTCTTCTATTGCCGGGGAGGTACTCCCACAGCGTCGTTTGCCTCATTTGTTTTGTCTTTCCTTCTTCCATTTTTTCACCACCACCCGTAAGCCTTGGGAGTGGGTGCACCGAGTGCTCCGTCCAAGTCCCAAGAAAGGGTAGAATAGATACTGTCCAACTTGGTCTTTAGCATTTTCTTCAAAATCATATCTGAATCCAATGTGAGACCCTCCAAATCCTCTGGTTCACGATAGGCTGCGATGCCCGGCTCCTCTTTGACGTAAGTCCATGGAACCGAGTCACCTTTGCCAAACTTCTCGTCGAATTTGTCATTGTAGAAGGACGCTGCTTTGGATGCACCACTGAGTACCTTGTAGTCCTTCAAGTCCATGCTCAATCTGGTCTTCATCGACACGTCCTCCAATTGAACGTCGCCCTTCCTGACGCTCATGGCTATGGGGTACACGAACTCCTGAACAGCATCCTCATTAGCGCCATCGCATATCAACTCGAACACTCCCTTCTGTATCTTCTTGGATAGGGGTGCGGTGTTCGATGCCTTCATGCCGAAGCCTGCTACCTTGAGTTTGCCATCCTCCTCTTCTGGCCAGACTATCTTGCCTACGTACCTGTTCTTCTTGGTCAGTAACCAATAGGGCATCCAAGCCTCCAGTTCAGCGAAGAGCATGTTGTTGCCTGTTTCCCTCTGCACTGCCACTGTTATCTTGTCAGCGAGTTTGTGTGCCTCTTCCACGTTGGGGACCTTGACGAACGCTGAGTCCGTGTGTCCGTAGAGGCACTCGTATCCGTAGGTGGTGGCCACGCTATCTAGGAGGCGGATGCAACGCCTGCCCTCCTGAGTGATAGTGTGTGCGATGTCACCATCAGCCCACCCATAGCCGATGTGAGCACACATACCATAGAGGCTGGCCATCACTCTCTTGACTGCCATCTGTGTGGTGTTCCATGCCGCTCTCTCCTCTGGAGTCTCGGCGTCTCGCATGCGTTGCTTGCATGTGTCACGGTACTCGAAGAGATACTGCACCACAGAGGGCAGCAGTCCTTGCTCCGACTGGTCCCAGTACGAACCATTCTCCAACTGGACGATGTTCTCACCGGGCCCGTCTCTCTTCGTCTCGTATGACAGGTTGCTGCCTAGAATTATCGAGGGATACAGTCCCTTGTAGTCTATGACACCTACACCCTCATGAAGGCCTGTCACACAGTTGAGGCCTACCTCGGCCCCCTTGAGTTTGTCAATGTCACCCGCTTTGAATCGAGTGTGCGCCTTCTTGTCAGTCCTTCGAGACAGTAGTCCTCGAGCGAAGTTAGTGACATTGCAGGCTGATGGGAGGGAGACTCCGCATAGTCTGACCATCTCTACGTAGAAGTCAGTCACGTTCCGTGCCTCGTCTATCCCTCGTAGCAAATGAGTGTCAAGCAGACAGTAGTCTACGAAGTCATCCCAATACTCGTACCATCCATTGTAGACATCCATCCCCTCTATGTCCTCAGTTAGTTTGGAGCCCAAGCCCACAGTCTCAGCGATGTCGTTTAGTTTGAGTGATGGTAGTTGTCCGCCACCACTGTCCTTCCAGACACGCTCGAAGCCAGTGCCAGTGACAGCCTGTGCCGCCGTATCGAACTGCCACCTACCCACTATGGGCTGGTCGGTGGGGTCATACCTGTCCTTCCCCCTCTTCATCTTACGTATCTGTCCCACTGGACTGAGCCTCTGGGGGTTGGGTATCCTCTCTATCAAATGAGGTATGTCGAAGAAGGAACCTGCGTGCGCTATCAGCATGTCAGGGTCACGCTCCTGTAGGAACTCTACGAATCCCTCATGGAGTTCAGACTCTGAGCCATACAACCTCAGTTCGTAGGCTACGTCACGCACTTCACGATAGTACAAGGCGAGCCTGTCATCGTATGGGCAGTTGGTTCGCTCGTCTGCCCATGCGAATACCACTGGTGCGTCTAGGTCGCTGTCTATCACAGCGATGATGGTAGTGAAGCCCTCTTCGGGGTCTGCCTCTATGTCAAACCACCACTTGCGTGGCTTCCACTCTGGCATGACAGGCACGTTGTCTATCAACCACCTGTCTGTGAATCTGATGTCAGCCTCGTAGGTCTTGTCGAACTCTCTCCTCATGCTGATGATATCGAAGGGGGACTCAGCCTCGACTTTGATGAGCGGAGTCCCGTCCAAGCCCACTGATGTCTCATCTGTGATGACGGTGCCCGGATATCGGACTAGCAGCCTGCGCTTGCGGAACTCCCCTACGTTAGCAGGAATCCAGAAGTAAGGCTTGTAATTCTTGACATTGTCCTCTATCAGAGTCCCGTCAGCATCACGATGTCGTGTGTAGATGATGGGAGTCTCGCCGTTCTCATAGTAGTCATCTACAATCATCTCATTCACCTCTCTTGTCCATCACCAGTAGTAGGTGGTCCTTCTCGGTGTGACGGAATATGCACACGAAGTCATTGGCAGTGTAAAGTTCTACCGAACCAGCAGGTATCATGTGCAGCACTTGAGGCAGCCAAGACCCGTAGTGGGACTTGGCCTCGGGACCGTCACAGTCCTCCACGTCTACGCAGATGGACATCGACGCACTGCCACGTGCCCCTGCAGCGAACTCGAGATGCTCCTCATTGGGGTCGAACTTCATCGTGACAGGGGTGTCCTTGCCAATCACCTTCTCTACTGACTTCAGTTGAGTCAAGTCAGCCACTTGCAGTCTCCCGTAGCACGTGAGTGCCTTGCCTGCCCATGACTTCCAGTTGCTGTTCTCTGCATCTGTCACCAACGCCATGGCCTTGGTCACGTTCTTGTGCGAGGCTACATAGTCGGTGGTAGGCAGGGTCAGTTCAGTCTTGCCTGATATGACCCTCAAGGTGCTGTTCTTAGGCTGCCACAGACTCACTAGTGCGTCTTGTGGTAGCGTCTTGACGAACGTCAGCAGTTTAGCCAAATCGGCTATGACTATGTCACCAGCGTCATCCACAGTGGCACTGATTCTCGTGTGCAGCATGTGTGTGGGGAGGGCGACCGTCCCAGACAGCGACATCTGTGCTGCCTTGAGACGTAGGTCACCTACTCCCGGTCCGAATCCTGTCAAGAATGAGATAAGGCCAGCCTTGCCGAGACTCACTCGGGTGATTCTCTCACCCCTTTAGAGCAGTCCCCCAATTCTGGCGCGGCCTCGCATGCGTCGTGTATAAGAAGTTTTCGGTCTTCGTCATATTGCTTCTCTAGCAAGCAATCGCACATCACCGGGTCGAAGTCCTTCCCATGGAGAGTGTCAACTATCTTCATTAGCACTCCTAGTCCATCACAGCGCTTGCAGGTATTTGCGGGAATAATGAGTTTTCGTGACACTCACTCACCCTTCAATTCGGGCAATCCGTTCCATTTGTGATTCTTGTCCTCATAGGTCGTCATGACCAATCTGGTCTTGTTCAGAAGGTCTGGCCGACTGCGAGATTTGGTGAAAGTGGCCTCATAGCGTGTTTCGCCTGTCAGACGACCTTCGTCATCTCGCACGGATGTGGATTGCATCTCCAAGACGGTATGTAGGTAGTTAGCGGTCTGCTTCTCCCATCTGGGCTTTCTGTTGCCCGTCATACTGCCGTCTTTCGTCTGTTCGTAGTTCCAATGGGTCTCGTAGTAGACATTGACACCATGTCGGGTCAATTCTCTGCACAGAGACGTCAATTGATGGAACCGAGTGCTGCGTATCTGCCAATTGAACCTCATTCCTACTTTCTCGTGAGGACTGATTTTCGCCCCTATGCCGTCTGGGGCTGTTCCTAGGTCTTCGATGAACATGCAAGCACTCGCTACTGAGTCCCAGAGGTCCACAGCGGTCACTAGGACAGTGTGTAAGCGCTCTCCTTCGTACTCAGCGCTATTCTGGGCCTGAGCCCATTCTAGGGCTCTCCTGCCTATCGCCATGACCTTGTCATGAGTGGCAGGGTAGTTGTAGGCCGTTCTGGCCTCCCCTTCCATCACCCATGGGTTCTGACACTTGAACTCAGAGCGCCTGTCTTGGTAGAAGGCATCACGGAGTTTGGCGCCGCCACCATCGAAGTCTATTACGAGGCAGCATTGGCCTTTAGGGATGCTGTCGAAAACCACTGCTGTTTTGCAGGTTCCGTCATCCCCCACTACCCCACCGAACTCGCCTGTGATGGGTGCTATTTCCTCAGCGAACCATTCCGTGCTTTCCTTCGGTTGGGCCTGCATGGGCGTTTTGGTTTCTGGGGCCATTGGAGTCTTAGCGACGTTATGAAGAGCCTCTTGGACACCTTCACCCAAGGACTTCTCCTTTTCCTTCAATGCCTTGAAACCGCTCATTGCTCACCACCGCCGAATTGGTCTAGGCTCGTGTCGCCACCCTCACCGGCTGGGATTGCTAGTCGAGGAGGCACGAAGATACCCATGGCCTTCATGGCGGGGACTTGCCCGTCGTCAGTGGCTCTTACACCGAGCCTGCCGAAGATGTAGACCGTGGACTTCACTGCGTAGGGCTTCCACCCTTCACGGCCCTCGTAATCGAATGCATGACACTCGTCACCGAGGAAACCATGCACTCTGACAGTGATTTCCTTTCTCCACATGTCATTGGCGAACTCCCTCTGTAGTTGGAAGGAGGACACTCTCATGCTGAAATCCTTGCCGTATGGGTCGTACTCGGTCTCGTATCCAGTCCTGTTGATATCAGTTACCTTTCCCTTGATGCAAACGAGAGGACCAACGGGGGTGTCATAGCCGGATACCTTCTCAGATTGGTTCTGGTAGACTTCCATCAGTTCAGTCAAATCAGCGACATAGGAATCCATGCCACCCATGAGAATCTCTCCCTTGAGGTACTGCCTGTCACTCTCCTCCACGAAATCGTCTGTGTAGACTACGTTGGCGAAGAAGTTGTTAGCAGCGCGATAGGAGTCCTCCCAGCCCTCAGTGACAGTGCCTTGTGGGCGTAGTTGTATCTTACACGCCTGCCCTATCCTGACAGCCTTGGACACGTCCTCTTCGGTCGCTCCTCCTACGTCAATGCGTATGGCTTGCATGTCATCGGCGTACATCTCAGGCTCGTTCCCGTAGAACCTGTAGGTCCTGCTGAACAGAGACGGTGCGATGGGCTCTCCATGTCGTGCCCAGTCAGGGTTGCTTTGCAGCAAGCAGAGAGTCATCCCACTGTCCCTCACTAGGAACCATGGGTCTTCACCCTCTACGAACCTCTCTTGTGTGGAGGCTACTATGCCATTGGCCTTCTCAAGCATCCACACACCACCCTCTACGAAGGCACGTGCTATCTTACCGCCGTTGATGGCGTTAGTGAGGTCTTTTCTGGCCTCTGACAGTGCCTGCTCTCGGATGTTGGCTCTCTTGTCGCGTATCTTTGGCTCGATGGCTATGAAGCAGCCTACCCACTCGACGGTGCTACCGCCGGGGGCCTGCATGACCCTTCTCTCAACGACGAACGTCTCTGCTGCGTCAACGAGGAAGTCCTCGTCCTCTTCATTTGGGTTGACGATGCCGAGATGCTCCTCGATGTAGTCGAGGTACTGCTTTGCAGCCTCGTCCTCTGACACGCTGTGTTGCTCAGCATACCATCGCAATCTTTCTTTCACTTCTTCTGGTAATTCATTATCACTCATTTTCTTCACTCTTCCTTATCCCACAAGGAAGCGAGACTACCCACGAACCAATCAACAAACCCCTCGTAGCCGAGGGGCCATTGATGGGCGGCCAGCACTGCATCTCCCCAGATGCGGGAATAGTGATGGAACCTAGCAGGCTCCATATCAAGTTGTCGCACTCTATCGTGCAACCTATTTAACATTGAAATGGTAGAGACTCCGGTTAGTATGAGTAGTTCCTTTCTCAGACTCTCCCAATCGCCTCCAACGATGGATAGTGAGGGGTTTGCGTAGGTTTGTGCAGTGCTCCCTGCTATGGCAATTAGATTGTCCACACTAGTCGCTCTCTCCATGGCTCTGCTGATTTCCCTAAGGTCGCCGTTCCATGCGGCTGCCACTATGGCTGAGTGCTCTGTAGTGAGGTTAGGGAACCTTGTCTGCAGTAGAGTCAGTACCTCCTCTGCGTTGTATGGTCTGAAGTTGAATGCCAGACAGCGTGACTTCAATGCGCCTGTGATGTTCGCATAGTCGTTCGCTGTCAGTATGAAGAGAGCATGGCCAGTCTCTATGATGCGCCTGAGAGCGTCCTGTGCTTGCTTGGTGAGGCCGTCAGCCTCATCGAGCAGAATGATTGTGTGGTCGCTGTAGCCTCTTTGTGTGGCTACTTCCTTGACTCTGTTGCGTATGAAATCTATACCACGCTCGTCAGAGGCGTTGAACTCGTGTATCTCAGCCCCTACGTGACTGGCAATGGCGTGGGCAGTGGTCGTCTTGCCTGTTCCGGGTGGGCCGTGCAATAGCAAATCTGGGAGGTTGCCCTCAGAGAGCATCTCTTTGATTGCACTGAGGGGGTGTTCTGCATCGTGAATCATGTCTTCTAACTTCATGGAACCCGGCCTCGGGCGAAACAGGGCTATAAACATTCGCAAGAATATTGTTTTCTTGCATAGTTCTCTTAATAAGAATCCATTTTATGAATCAGGTCGAGCATCTCCTCATGCCCTATCTTTCTCGCAGTGCTGCTTTCCATGGTCAGTTTCAACTTCTCTAGGTTGTCCCTGTCCTTGACAGCCTCCCATACAGGCTCTAGTATCTTCAGTAGCGTTCTGATTTGCTTCACGTCACGTAGGACTCTCCCATACACTCCTTGCGTCGACAACCACATGTTGAGCGCTGGCTCATCCTCCATGCTGGTGTAGACCTTGCGATGTATGGTGTAGCCTATCTTGTTCTTAGGGGAGAAGTGCACGCTTGCTTGGAAGCGGGCGTCCCGCGCCAGCCAGCCTAGGAAGAAATCATCGCTCTTGTCCATGTCCATCAATACTCCACAAATCGCCATACTGCATGACGTCATTCATTCCCTTGTCTGTTGCAAGCGATACTAGATATGCACCCTCTACGTTACCTTCTCTGCACCTGAGAGCGTGGAACGAGCCCACCAGAGGGGGTTCCAACTCTGTCCACACGAACCTCTTGACCCCGTCTCTGAGGATAGGGTTGTCAGGCATGTTGGTCTTCTTGATGTTAGCGTAGCCGACATGGATTGGGTCGAAGCCGTCCATTGCCTCTATCTTCATACTGGCCCATATTCCATCTGACTTCGTCTTGGCTTGAGTGATGAGGAGCGGGAGTTCATATACTCTGCGAGGCAGTATGAACCCGCCTTTGTGCTGGCTGTGGATGTGTGGCCTACCACCGTCAATCAATTTGAGCACCTCTCCCTCCTCCAGCGACTCGCACAACTGTCGGAGGTGCTGTGCGTCTTTGATTCTCTTTGGTGCTATGGCTCTGTGCGAGTAGTCACTGAGCCAAATGTCAGGCTCGTCATCGGTATAGAGCCATTCGATGACGTCCCCATCCTCATCCACCAAGGCTACGCAATCGCCATTATAGACTATGTTAGCCATGCCACGCACCTGCTCTCCTTGGCTGTCGTAGAGGAAGACCTCTCCCTGTACCTTGTGCGCGTAATGTCTTGGGCCACGAACGATGTCGTAGTAGGTCTCCTCGAACGGGACACTCCAATAACGCCATGCTGCAAACGATGGAGCCTTGAAGGGGTGGCCGGGTTCGATTGCGAAGTTCTCTGATAGAGTGCCTTCCAGTGCTCTAGTGAGAACTGTCTCGAGCGTCTCTACTGAGAGAGCGCTAGTCAATCTCTCTGGTGAGTACCCCGTCCCATGCGCTATGGCTCTCATTAGTCTCTTGCGGGGGACCATGGGTGCCTCTCCGAGGGCTCTTCTCCACACGCACTCCGCTGATATCTTGTCCATCCTATCCATGATGACCTTGATGTCCACACCCTCTGCTATCGTCCTCACTGCGCTTAGAGCCTCTGGTATCGTCATGCTGACATCACACTCGTCAGGCGACTCAGATACGAGGCTGGGGACTAGAGGTGTCCCTTCGAGCAACTCGAACTCCTCAGGGAATATGGCATAACTGCGATGCAAAGCACTCATTACGCTCTCCACGCGCACGAGCGCGGGTCCGTATAGAAGAGTGCAGAAGTCATGTATGCTGTCCTGATGCGAGAGCAGGAAGGAATGCAAGAGACCCTCCTGCTCTCTAGGGTTGCCGTGGGCTGTCTTGACTGCCGCTATCATGTTAGCCGCTTCATCCAACCTCATGGATTGACCAGAAAGTGACTAGTCTATCAATTAATTGGTGAGACCACATATGTGTAAAACGAACTTCTACTGGGCTTGTACGTCTTTACAGCCGTGACCCACTCAGGCCCGTCGTCTGCTGCTTGTTTGAATATAGTCGTGTGCGCCATGGTGTGACTGAACCCAAGCCCTTTCCTGATGTCTTTCGCCAGATACTCTCCCGGCCCTGCTTCTTCGAGCCAATCTAGAATGACCTGCTTCAACTCCTGCTCACTGAGTGAGGCCTGTTCCACATAGTGTGGCTGCAAGGCCCATACCATCATGGAATATTTCCCAGACAGCGCTCCTTGCTTTCTCACGGTTCCCACTTGCTTGATGTCCTTGTCCTTGGATAGGATATTACCTAGTTGCTGCATGGTGACTCCCCACCTACTAGTCTCATTGATATGGTCGTAGATTCTACCAGTCTCGGCACCCTCGTGGTTCATCAGGTACTTCTTGACCTTCTCTCTTATCCTGACGGTCCTCATTCTTCCTCACCTGCCTCTCGCTCGACAAAGAGGCAGTACGTCCCACGCATATGTGGTGGTACTACGTGGTCTCCTAGGCTAGAACCTAGATGCTGAGCGTTCAGTTTGTCCATGAAGCCCTCATCCACGCACTCTACTATCTGCTCGGGTGACATCACTCTCGCTGAGAATATCCTCCCTTCCTCATCCGCATAGTTCCATGTGTAGAAGTTGACCTCTCCAGCCACTAGGTAATAATCATCAGGAGAGAGGTGTACGGTTTCTCCACAGTTGCAAACCACACCTACTACCCACCTGTCATGAGAGTTGGTGTGTCCCTCGTCGTCCACGTAATTGGTCTGTCCTTGGATGGACCACACGCTGTTCTCGAGAGCCATGTTCACCACGCGCTCCTCGTTGCAGTGAGGGCACATCCATGATTCTGCTTCTTGCTGCATGACTTGAGCCGCTGCGATGGGGTCGTCAGGTATCACCTTCACATTCTCCTCATCTAATTCCCACTCAAGCACATCTAGCACTTGCTTGACTCTGCCTACGGCGTCCTCTGCTCTCTCTGTGCGGGTGAGGAGAGCGAGAGTGGCATCCCCCGTCCTGCGGAATGCCATCTCACCCTCCATCCAGTCTTGATTCACCTCAAGGCTGTCCAATACGTTCTTCGTCCATTCTATGTCCTGTTCTCTGGGTTCCCAATCCATACTACCACTCTCTAAAGGGTCTTCTTATAACACTCTCGCAGGAGTAACAGGGTATCAGGACATAGTCGTCAGTAGCGACGCAAGTAGCCTCTGGGTCGTGCTTTTCGATGCATACAGGGCATCGGAAAGTAGGGTCGTACCAGAACCTGCCTTCGTGCACTATCTTGTCCAACTCGCAGATTGTGATGACCACGTCACGCTCACCACCTGAAGTCACAGCGCTCGCTGTCATGCCGGGCTCGAACTGCCATACTGACAGCGTCACTCCTCTTCCTCCAAGAACACGTTCAGTGGCATCCCTGTCGGGGTTTGTATGTCTATTCTAGCCTCTCTGTCCCCATCGAACACGGCATATGCTCCACATCGCGCACATCGTATGTCCATCGAGAAGACAGCGGTGAGGTCACTCAGTACATCTCGCAGTATCCACTCATGACCTTGCACATTGCAGTCCATCAGATTGGACATCATGTTCTTCTGGTCTTCCAGAAACTGGGCTTTCTCTAGCAATTCTCTTGTTTGTATTTCAATCTCGTTCATTTTATCTGTTATTGTTCTCATTTCCTCTTCCTCCTTTCCATATTCCTATGGTATCTTTCCCATGTCATTCCTTCATCCTGCTTGAGCCAATCCCAAAACCGCCTCAACAACTTCCTCATTCCTCCTCACCATATCCCCACGCTTTCAAATCCTCTTTGGTCCAAGGCGTCCTCATTCTCACTATGTCGCCTACCATTTGCCCTACACATCTAGGGCAGACCATGCCATACTCTGTGCTCTGCAGTGTGATTACTCCCTCATCATCACTGCCGCCTTCTCTGTAGCAAACCACACACTCCATATGCTCACCCATTCCACCAGTGCGGTGCAGGCGTCCCCTTCTCCCATTTAGCAAAGGTCTTGCTGTGGTAATAGGCACGATACGCCTGTACTGCATCCTCTTGCTTGAACTCATCAGGCATGGCCTGAGCGAATGGCGTTCTTTTGCCAGCACCTACCCAGTCCATGCCTAGATGCCATAGTTGAGAGATTGGGCCAGCACACGTATGCTCCTTACCGAAGCGCGATGTGTACTCAACACACAGCGCCATGGCATGGTCAGTCAACCATGAGAAGTTGCCGAAGGTATCACCCGCCCAGAGGGTACATGGGTGAAATGCGTAACCTCCCCTGTACGGCTTTCCGGCTTTGGTCAGTGGCATGACATCATCAGTAGCACCATACCTACGCACGGCTGACGCCATCATCTGTGCTGACTCCACTACCATCTTGGGTATGTGCTTGTCACACATCATCTCTGCTGCTCTGATGGGGTTCTCATCTAGTACGAAGATGTTCATTCGCTCGCCTCCAGATAGTGGGACAAGAACAGTCCTCTCTTGCCGCTGTACGCATGCACTGTCTCGACTATTTGCTTACTAGCCTCTGCCTTCGGTGCCTCTGCCTTGCCGTTCTTCTGCAACCGCTTCCTCGCCTTCTTGATTTCTGGCATCAACATGTTTCTCCTATGTTGCTCCAACCACATCACCTTGATGCATTCCTCACACAGTTTGCCGTCCTTCAAGTCAGCCTCTAGTTGAGGCTCTCCACATAGGGTCTCACCTTGTCCTGTGTATGAGAAGTGAATCATCGTTTCA